TGTTTGTAATATAAATTTTTTATCTATATAATTTCTTTTTTTTTCTATGTTTTGTGTATCTTTATATTTAAACATTTCATAAATATATGGATTTATAAGAACTATAGAAATAACGATTGCAATATAAACTAAAATATTCTCAGTATTATTATTTAAGTGAGTATCATATTTAGATATGAAATAAATACTTACAAAAAGTAATATTATTCCAATTATTGCTTTATTTTTATTTGTAATCATTTTGTTTTCACCCAATACTAATTATATTTTTCAATACTTCTTAAATAAGGGAATAAAAGATACATTCCATATATTCCAAATATTAAAGAAATAATTATAGTAAAATCACCAAAAAAGTTATTGATTGGATCGTTTAAATCAATCATTAAAATTAAACTTAAAAACATTATAACTACACCTAAAATTGCTTTTTTACCTAAATTATTATTTGTATCTTTTTTCATTTTTATCTTCTTCTCTACAACAAGATGGTAATAGTAGAATTATTACTAATATAACTAAATATCTTTTTACTTTTATAGATTCCAATCTTTTGCTTCTTTTTTTATCTTATAATCGAAACCATCTTTTCCACCAAGGTTTTAAAGTTTTACCATCTTTTTCAAAACAAGATTTTCCTTCTCTTACTTCTTCCATATTTTTAGGTGAACAATGTGCTAATGATCTATTAAAATACTCTTCTATAAATTTTTCACTTACAAATACTACTTCAAACTCATAAGGTTTATTTACTTTACTAATCCCATTTAGTTTATATACACTTAAACTCTCATTTAGTATATCTGGCAAGTCACTTCTATAGTTTATCAGTCTTATTCTAGATTTTATGTTTTGGTTGATTTCTGATCGCAGTTGTTTAGTAATATTTTCTATTTTGATAGACATAAAAATAGCCTTTGTAAAAGTAATAGAAAATATTATCTAAAAATAAGTTATAAAATTATTAATATTTGATGAAAATTAATTTGTACCAGGTATAAAAAGCTCGAAAAGTTTCGAGCTTTTTAAAACTTACGCTTCTACTTCTACTTTCACAGGAGTAGATTCCCAAAATTTAGCATTTCACTTCTTTTTTCTACAAGTTCGATAAAATCGTACTCTTACCATAAAATCATTCATTGAAGATCTTTTTGATCTATTTCTCAAAAGCTACTAAAGAGTAATAAAAGTTATAAAAAGTTAATATCACTGTACAAACACTGTACAACAAAATATTTTCCCAGGAACTGATAAACATGGAAAAAACAAAATATACTGGTGTGTTCTTAAGAACATCAAAAGATGGTATAAAAACATATTATATAAAATATTCAATAAAAAACAAGCAGCACCAAGAAAAGGTGGGAACTTCTGTTGAGGGGATAACTGCACTGTATGCTTCAAAAATGAGAGCAAAAAGAACTTCAGTGGATCGTTTGAAAGATGACGCACCAATGATCTTAAAACAAAAGCATATGACATTTAATGAAGCTTTTGATCTATACTATGAAACTGTTAAAACAAAAAGTGATGGTGAGAATATCAAGAGCAGATATACAAATCATGTTAAATCATTTTTTGGCCATTTGAGAGTAGATGAAATCACCACAAATGATGTTGAAAATTTCAGAGATAAAATAAGAAGTAAGAAAAAGAAAAATGGTGATGAATATGCACCAAAAACTAAGAATGATTGGATTGACATAGTAGGAACTGTTTATAATCACTTGATCAAGAAAAAAGGTTTAAAGCTAACCAATCCAGCTGATCATAACAAAGTGGAACGGGAAAAGGTTGATAATGATCGTGAACGATACCTGGAACTGCACGAAATTGAAAAGTTATGGGATAAGTTGAATAATAGAGTAGGAACACAGTATAAAGCTTATGTAACTGAATATATGAAGATCTTTTTGGCTTTGAGTTTAAGCACTGGCGCAAGGCTCTCAAGTGTATTAACAATTGCAAAGAGTGATATAAATCTTGATACAGATACTATCTTGATAAAGAACCATAAAGCAAACAGAACATATCATGGTTATTTACATCCAGTATATAAAGATCTTATTAAAAGTAGAATGGCGAAATTATCACCAATAGATTATCTTGTAAGTGGTACACCAAATGTTTTGGCAAGAACTGCACCTTATAAGGTTTTTCAACCAATATTTGATGAACTATTTAACCAGGGGTTAAAAGCTGATGATAGAAAAAGAAGAGTTGTGATCCATACATTAAGACATACTTTTGCTTCACAGTTAGCGATCCAGGGAACACCTATTTTTACTATTATGAAGTTGATGGATCATGCAGATATAAGCCAAACAATCAGATATGCAAAACTAAGCCCTGAAAATGGAAAAAACAGTGTGTTTGACTTGAAGTTAAAGGCTTAGTTAAATATTTTGATTTGATTATCTACAATTGTTCTTGCAATTGCAGTGATTGAATATAGTGGCTTACCTTTTTCTTTTCTATTTAATCTAGTAAAAGGGATACCAATCTCTTCTTCTCTATCTTTTTTAAGTCCAGCTTCTGTTCTTCCAAGAACTGAAGCAGTTTCCTTTGGAGTTAGTGCAATTTTGCTGAATTTCTCAAATAGAAATGATGATATTAGTTTGTATTCTTGTTCTTTTTCAATTGCACTCATTGTACTTTCTCCTTTTATTGTTTTTTCTTGTTACTGCAATTTCTTTGTATTCCATGATCGTTTCAATTGCATTGTTTTTATTTAATCTTTTTAATAGGTTTGGGCTTTTGATTTTTAGAATACCAGCTGCTTCAACTTGCCTTACTCTTTCCCTGGTAATACCAATGATATATCCAACTTCATTTAGTGTACAATCATCAAGAAATGCTGCATATTTTGTTTCTAATAGTTTCAAAAGAACATGAAATCTAATATAATCTTTTTCTTTCATTGGCTTTTCTGCATATTCTCTTTTAGATCCATTTTTTGTTTTGATCATTCTTGCTTTTTCAGTGTTTCTTTTTTCAACTCTTTTGCAATGTTTTTCATATAGTTTTTTCTTTTTCCAGGCTGGGATCTTTGATACAAGTTCTTCCAGGATATATTTAAAAACTATCGCTTGATCACTTACTCCATGTTCAGGGTTTGCACTCATTTAACTTTCCTCATTAAAAACATCAAGTGGCATTTCTGTATCCACTACCAGGGTTTTTATATTTGATATATCTATCACATTAAATTGTTTCTTACCATCTTTTGAAACAGCACATATATAAAGGGTGTCACTGTTTTGTATAGCTTCATGTGGGATCACAATCTGCTTTTCTTTTTCATCTGCAATTGCACCCATCTGATCATCTTTGATGTGGGTTGTAATTGTTTGGATCATAAGCATTTTGATGGTTCTGTTGGTTATGTTGATGTGCCTGGTTGTTTTGCTGCTGTTGATAGTAGTTATTTTGATCTTGTGGTTTTGGATCAAGCATTGTCATGTTATCAACTCTTAGTGCATGTTTAGATTTATTTGATCCATCCTGGGCAGTCCACTGTTCAAAAACTAATCTTCCCTCTAATAAAACCTTAGATCCTTTTCGCAAGTATTGGTTCGCAACTTCAGCTGATCTTCCAAAGATATTAAAATCTAAAAAGCAAACTTCTTCTTTTTGATTACCTTGCTGATCTTTGTATTTATGTGTAGCAGCAATTGCACCTTTTGCAAGAGCAGCACCACTTGGCATATATCTCAATTCAATATCCCTGGTTAAGTTCCCAACAAATATACACTTATTAAACATTCTATTTACTCCAATACTTTTCAGTTATTATGTGTGCTGCTTTCATCATATTCAGCACTGTTTTTTTATTATCTTCACTCTTTGTTTCAAAGTGATTGATCACCAGGATAAGATCATCTAGTTTGATATTGATCTTCTCTTCATTTTTATCATTCTCAAAATAAGTAACTAGCATACATCCACCCAAAAAGGCTGGGATATATTCTTGACCAGCTGCAATGTTTTTTTCAATAAGGTTTAAAAGTTTTGTGTAATTGCTGCTATACATTTTTGCGATCATTCCACTTCTTGAATTTTCTATCTTTTGATTTATGCTTTGAAGTGTTGCGATCTTTGCCAGTTCTGAAACAAACTGATCTTTTTTCTTATATAGATCTTCTACAATCTTTTTATCCTTGATAATATCAGTGCTTACATCATCATCTTTTTCAATATCCAATCCAATCATCCTGGAATGAACAAATGCACAAAAACATTCAAGCTTTATTTTTTCCGATAGTTTCATTTTCTATATTTCCATATTCATCAAATTTCACACCCATCTTTTTCAATCTGCTACGAAACCTATTGATCTTTTTTGATAGTTCTTTGATTTGTTTTTTATTATTTAAGATCTCATATAAACTCATAGTGTTTAATGATCTTGCCACTTTGAGATCCAGGCTTTTATGTTCCTGGATTACCCCCCATTTCAGCAGTTAGCTGATTTATTTTAAGTTGCTGCTTTTCTTCAGAACTCATTGTGTAATTCATAGCTTTAGTCATGATTAGATCCTTTTAAAGAGTAAACATTTTCAATGTAGTAAGTGTTTAGATCGTTATATAAAAGATCAAACAGTTCATCATCTGCACCCCATTCATTTGCTATTTCAAAAGCAACTGCATTATCTTCTCTACCATTCCAGTTCTTAACATAATGGCCACTTTTATATCCCTTATCTTGTCTAAACTTGTTAAGGCAGTTTTTCACAATATATGCAATATAAATATCTTCATTTGTCATATCAATGTTTGTAAAAAGACTTTTTAGCTGGTGTAATTTTTCACAACTATCTTCTTTTATTATCCCATCAATATTTTTTTCAATATCAGTTTCAAAATCAAAACTTGTTTCAAAAATTGTTCTAAATTTATTTGAAGTAAGCATAATTGCAGTTTCAAGTTTTTGTTCTATACCAAAAACATTTGTATGAATTTGAATTTGTTCAGATATTATAAAATGAAGAATATCTATTGCTTCAACTTTTACATTTTCAAGATCAGGTTCTTGTTTTTTCCACCACTTATAACCCCAGCTTTCAAGTAATTCACCACTTTCTGCAATAATTGCACTTTGCCAGTTATATCCTTGCTTGTGCCACTCCTTGTGAACTTGCATATTAAATTGATTTTGCATAGTTACCATTGTGTTAAAAATATTTGTATTCATGTTTGTTTTTCCCTTTTATTTGTTTTGTTGTTTGAGTTAAACTTGATGTATGCAGCTGGAAAAACATATGTTTTGTTTATTCTTGCTTTTTCAACAGTTTCTTTGTGATCCTCAACTATCTTTTCTTGAATATTCATCTTAAAGTTCTTTTATCTTGTTATTTCTTTTGGTGATTTTCATGCTATATGAAACTTCAACTGATCTTTCATAAAAATATGTGCTTCCACAACTTTGGCATTCTTCATCACCACTATCTGAAGCTTCCCAGCTATCTGATTGTTCATATCCACAATGAGGGCAACATATTTCATCTTTGAAGTTTAGTTCTTCAAGTTCTTGTGGTTTTTTACACTCTTCAACAGATAAATAATTTAGTTTAAAATCAAGGCTGCACTTTCTGTAATATTTACCATCTATTTTCAATATTTCTGTATCAAAATTAAGTGATTTATCAAGTGTTTTTATAATTTCAAAATCTTCAATACTTTTATCTTTTTCACATATAAGTTTCACATCCCATTTGACAATATAAAATGGCTTAGGATCTCTTTCTTCTGCTTCTTTGCCACACATTCCACATTTCCCCTTTACAATAGGGTATTCGCAACATTTACTAATTTTATTACTCATTTTAAACTTCCTCTATTGTAATTTTGTATGTTTTGTTTTCATCTAGTTTTTCATGTATTTCTTCCCAAGGATCACCAATCCATTCAAAACCTTTTGCACTCCATTTGCTTGGTGTGAAATTAAACTTTTCTTTAAATTTTTCTTTCCCTGGGGAAATTTCTTTGTTTTCATTTTCTTTTTTCTTTGGTGATAAAAGTGCGTCAAAATAAACATTAAATGTAAAACCACTATCTTTTGCTTGATCAGGATATTTTTTATAAGCTTTTGATAAAGCACTATTCTCATTTGGTGCTTTGATAATTTCATCTGCAAAAATATTTCTATCTTTATCACGAATTTGAAGTAAATAACTATTGATAACTACTTCATCACATTGTTCATTTTTCTCTTTCACACCTGGTTTAAAATCTTTTATATCATCCCTGGTGATCTCACCAGCAAGATATTTTTCATATACTTCTTTTTGTACATCTGTATCTTTTACCCTGGCGATCTCTTCCAGCACTGAAAGTGGAAGATCATTTTCATTTTCTTCAATATCTTTGATAATTTGACTATCTAGTTTTAAGCAGCCAAAGGCTTTTGATATATAAGATGGTGATTTACCAATTGCTTTTGCTAGATCTGCTTTCTTTTTATATTGGCCACTGTTCCAAAGTATGCTGATATATTTGGCAACTTCAAGATCTGTTAGATCTGATCTTTGAATATTTTCGATTAATGAGAGTTCTTGAACTTTGTTGCCATCAGCTTGAATAATATGTGCTTTGATAGTTCGAGATCCAAGGTGCTTTGTAGCCCTATATCTTCTTTCACCCGATATGATCATAAACATACCAGCACCATCACTTACCACTGCGATTGGTTGGATCAGTCCATGTTCTTTGATTGAAGCTGCTAGATCCTCAATCTCTTCAAAAGATTTTCTAGGCTGATTTGGGTTTGCATAAACCTTATCAATATCAAGTTCCTGGAATGGAGTTACTCCACTGGTTTTAACTTTGCCTTTAGTGACTTTACCAATTGCTTCTAAGTTCATCACACAATCCTTTTATTTCAGCCTTTGCAACTTCATTTTTAGTATCAAAGATAGATTTTCCAACACCAAGTGTTTCTTTATAGATCTTTCTGTTTCTTATGATTGAGTTTAGAAGGCTTATATTCTCACTTTCACCAATTGCCCTGGTGATAACATCAAAATCTTTTGTAAGTGGGTGTATGTTGTTTAAAACTACATTTACAAATGGGTTTCCAATCTCTTCTAGGATCGCTTCAAAAGTTTTAAAACCTAAAACTTCAGTAAGTGAATTTGAAATTGGAACAATGATCTGATCACTCCAAGATATTGCAGTTCTGTTAATATCATTATCAAAACCACCAACATCAACAATAAGTATTTCATCATTATTGTAAGTTTCAAATGTGCTGATAAGTTCAGCAGCAGTTTCACATTGGATCACTTCTTTTTTGTCAAGTCCACTTGCATATCTAATGTCATTTATAAAAAAGATAGTTTGCTGGAAATCTAAATCAATGATCTTAACCTTTTGGCCATCATTGATAAAACAGTTTGCTATGTTCCAGGCTAGTGTGGATTTACCAACACCACCTTTTGTGTGTGCAACAGTTAGGATCATAATACATATTCCCCCATCTTCAAAATCATTTGATCTATACAGATCAGTAATTCTTCTAGTTTTTTCATCTTCAGTTCCTTTTATGAATTTATATCCATATACCAACCACCAAGTATTTCTTTTTACTCCTGATTTAATTCTCTAAAAATATGTGTGCTAATAGGTGGCTGGTATATAGACATAAAACCAGCATGAGATTTAACAGTAAGTTGTAAAAGAACATAACCTTTTTTGAAAAGGTGTATTGAAATGATACATAATGTGTTATTAAATGAAACTTAAATATGATACATTATGTATCAATATGATAGAATATGATTTGACGAAATAAAATAGAGGAATACAAAATGATTGAAATGAGTTGGATTGAGTTGGGTGAAACTATTGTATATGCTGGATTAGGTGGGTTTGTATTAGGTTATGTTTTAAGTGTTTTATTGACACACTAAAGCTGGATACATTTTTCACCAGTTGCAGTGCAAGTTTTTTTATCATAAAAAGGGCATATTACTTTTGAAGCTTTACCAGCTGTCATAAATAGTTTTATTTTAGGTTGTGTAAAAGATTTGTTTCCAACTCTTTGGAGTGGAGTGTGTTCGCCTTTGATATGACAACTTGCATTGTGTTCAGTAGTTGTTTTTAGGGAACCAACTTTTACACCAATTGTAAAGCCAAGTGTACCCACAGAAACTAAAATGGCAACAAATTCATAATTTGTAAATTCTAACATATAAAAATCCTTTTGAGAATTATATCATAGAATATTCTAGGCATAAAAAAAACCCAGGCCAAAAAGTGACATGGGTTTGAATTTTTTAGTTAGATATTTTTAGTTTTCTATATAGTCAAGAATAAAAGCTTTGATTGGTTTTTTTGTTACACCATCTTTTACTATTTTTATTTTTAGTTTAACTTCTTGTTTTGTTTCTGCTTTTGTCATAAGTCGCATTCTTTTTGCAGCTGATATTGTTTCAGAATTTGCAAGAGGTGCAACACCTTGGATCTTGAACATTTTACCATCTTTAACAAAGTTGTAGTATTCAAGCATATATGTTCCCTCAATTGGATCTTCTTCTATATCATCAACTGTTGGTTCAACATAGTTATATTCAGGTTCATTTGCGTTTGTAAGAGTATGATTATCAATGTTTACATTTTCGCCATCTTTAAGAACTGAAACTGTAACTTGCTTTGGTTTATTTATAGCATTTTGTAAAGTTTTGTTTAGCTTCACTTCTTTGTCTTTTTCAAGGATTTTATTTACTAGATCTTGATAAGTTTCTCTTTCTCTTTGTCTATCTTCTTTTTCTCTTTCATCAGCTGCTCTTTCTTCAGCTGCTTCCATTTCTCTTATTTTTTGTTCAGAATGTGTTTTAACTTTTTGAAGATCAGCTTCTACATTGTAAGTGTATGCAGAATGAGAAAACCACATCAAAGAAATACCCAAAATTACATACATTAAATGTTTACTTTCCATATTCTTTAACCCCTCTAATCCCAATAAATCACTTATTAATTCAAGACATCCATCTTGTAATTTAAACTGTAAAAACTTTGCTTCTTCATCGAATTCTATCTCAAAATTTCTTTCAAGTTCATTTATAAGTCGTGTGTAATTATCCTGGTGAGAAACAATGATCTTTGCAATATCTGCGTCAATCACAGAAGCATGATGTTCTGCAAATCTACCACCATCAAGCTTTAACATATAAGTAATAGGTTTTATTTCACCAAGTTTAAAATCTTCATTATTTAAGATCGCTTCTCTTACTGCTTTTATTTCATCAACATTTGTTATATTTAATACTTGTGTCGGCAATTATTTTCCTTTGTTTTTAGATATTAGTTTTTTTAGTTTTTCCATCTGATCCTGGATCTCTTTAGATCCAAAGAATTTATCATCTGAAATAATTTGAATAGTTGTGTATTTGTTTTTCAAGATAAACCCTTTATAAAATTATCGTAAATCAAATATCCAACAATGAATATAATTGTAAATATTGCTGATACTTTGATCCTAAAGAGTAGATATTTAAAATTTGGCATTAGAAGTCTTTATCTATTTTACCAACAACTAAAGCCATTTTTAATTCAACTGGATCATCACAATGTATTGTAATAACATCATATTCTTCAGTATTTAGAGGTATCAAAGATATAATTGTTCCAGCTTCATTTATCTTATATCTTTTTATTCCACTTTCACCATTTAAATTATAATGAACTATTTTTCCACTATCTATTATTCTATTTGGGCAGCAATAAACAATATCTCCATCATTTATTTTTGGTTGCATACTATTCCCATCTGCTTCAACTGCATACATTCCAGTTTTGAACATATCAACTGGAACTGGTATTGGATCATAACCATTAAGATCATAATCTTTTGGTACACCACATGAAGATTTTCCTATAAGTGGAATAATTCTATTTTTAATTAAGCTTGACTCACTTATTAGATAATCACCTGAAACATTAAAAAATTTTGATAGCATATAAATTTGTTCAGGATTTGGACTTCTTTTTTCAGGTTCATTGATCCATCCACTTACAGATGATCTACTTGTTCCAAGATAGTCAGCTATTTGCTGAACACTAACTTTTTTTTCATCTTTTAATTCACTAATTTTTTTACCAATCATAAAATAATTCCTTTTATTTGATACATATTGTATCACATATTAAAAAGCCAATATGATACATAGTGTGTTAAGTTTAAGTTTTTATTAATGGCACATTATGTATCATTTTCAACATGAAACGTGAAAATTTAAAACAATTACTATTAAAACACTATTCAGTCGCTGGTGTAAACATGATCTTAAGAGGTGAGAGAAAACCATCTTATGAAGTAATGTTCCAGCTTTCTGAAAAGAACAATGTGCCTTTCACTGCTTGGAAAGATATTACATCTTTCATATCAAATGATACAAAAAGTGTTGAAGTAGCGCAAGTATAACAACAAAACCAATTATAGGGGTAAAAAATGAATATAGATAAGTTATTTGGAAAAGATGAAATACCAAATTATGGTATTTATGAAGTAGCACACCAGGTGGTATATGATTATATGAAAAAAAATGATATTCCAAAGATTGATGAAGTTGCTGCAAAGCTTGGTACAACTTCAGGTGTTTTATATAGAAGATTAAACCCACAAGATATGACAATGCCACTTAGTATGGATAGTGTTATTGCGATCACTCACTTAACTGGTGATATGCGAATACTTGAAGCTATGGCCAAAGTATTTGATCAAGTTTTAATCTCAAAAACAAAAGCACAAGCAAAATCAAGCGATATAAATCTTTTAGTTGATATTGCAAACATGGAAAATGGTGATGTGTTCAGAGTAGTTAAAAAAGCAATAGCAGATGATCAGATCACACCTGAAGAAAGAGAAGAAATATTAAAAGAAATAGATGAAGCACAGAAAGCAAATGCAGAACTTAAAGATCGTGTGCTGCACTTAGCAATAAAAGATCAGGAGTAATTTATGGTAAAAATTGAAATAACTGATTTGAAAGATGGAAGAGCAACATGTGATATAAATGGATCACTTAATTTAATTACAGCAGAACTTGCACTTGCTATTAAGCAAATAGCAGATAATTGTGAATGTCATACTGATGAAATATTTGAATTAATTGATGAAAGAATAATTGAAAAAGAAAAATTATAATTAAATTTTACCCGTGGGGTATGTAGTCAAGCGACCAAACCGTCTACATATCCCACACCAACAACACTAATCAGGAACTTCATAGTGAAGTTAGTTGTAATTTTATCAGTTCCTTTATTGCAACTGGCTTTAGCTGATTTCACTATGCAGTTCCTGGAGTAAAGAAAGGAACAGATTGAAACATATACTAAAACAACTTAATCAAAAACCAATAGCTTATTATCCAGTTTATCGTGAAATTACTGGATCAACTACTGGTGGAATATTACTATCACAACTTATGTACTGGTTCAGCAAAAAAGATAAGATTTTTAAGACTGATAAAGAGATTATGGAAGAAACTTTTTTGACTAGAAAAGAGTTAGAAAATGCAAAAAAACTTATAAAAAAACTTGATTTTATAACAGTTTCAAGAGAGGGATTACCAGCTAAAACATACTATGAAATTGATTGGAATGAGATGTTATCAAGTTTACACCATTGGGGGAAACTAGAAAAACCAAAAGGTGAAAACACTACTCCCCCAAAGGTGAAAACACTACTCCCCCAAACGGGTAAACATTCTATATATACAGAGAATACAACAGAGAATACAACAGAGAGTATAACTCCCTCTTCAATAATTTCTTTTTATAAATCTAATATTTCAAGTAAAAATCAAGACATTCAAGAGCCATCAAGTTTTAATCAAATTTCACTTAGAAAAGATGATTTTGAAAAAATTATGAAAGGTCTTGAAAATTATGCAAAATATATTTCATCTACTGGTAGGAAACCTGAACAACTTTTCTTTTTTATCAGAAATAGAATTTATCTTGATTACCAAGAAGAACAAGTTGCAGTAAAAGGAAAAAATGAAGCAATCGTACCAGCTGATCTTGTAGGTAAAAGATTTTGCATTGATGGTGAAGATATTGAATTTCAAGAAGATGGATATTTGAAGATCGCTAAAGATTGGAAAGTAACAAATGCAGAAAATGTACAGCAATTAGTAAATTTAGTAAGGGGTGCATAATGAGAGTATTAACAGAACTGGAAATGAATGAATTTAACAAGACTTATGATTTTTTAAATTACTACATTGGAACAGCTGCTTATAAAGCTAAAAAAATCCAGGAAATAAAATTTGATGGATCATCTGCAAACAGTGAGATCATTAAATTTGTAAGTGGGTTCAAAAATCTTCATAGAGCAGAAGAACTTGATATTACTTTTAAAGCACATCACACAGAACTTCAAAAAATTAACTTGATGTTCAATGAAACAACAGCCATACATAAAAAAGCAGTGATGAAAAGATTGATTAAATATTGTTTTAATAATCGTGTGCAACCTCATAGATTGAGAATGAGAGGGTGGAAAAACTATCAGATCATCAAAGACGAAACACCAGTTATTGTTGAATATGGTACAGCTGCTTAATCGTAAAAAAACAATCAGAAAACAAAAGTTTAAGATTGTAGCAAAAGGTATTGATAAATTTGCAAATTGCACTATTTATGGATTTGTTTATGATGAAAGAAAGATAAAAAAGGAATGGTTGAAGTGATATGATAGGTTCAAAAAGATATGGATCGAAAGTACAACTAAACTACCTAAAAGGTGGTGATATTTCTTATTTTATAGTTTATAAATCAGGTAAAAAAACTATTTACAAAAAAGTAGGTAGGAAATCAGAGGGAATAAATGAAAAAAAAGCTATTGAACTTAGAAACCAAATACTTTCAGAGTTAAGACATGGGATTGATTTATCACAAAAGAGCATGAAAACTCTTACTCTGGATAGATTAGCAGAACTATATTTTGCAAGTATTGCTGCACATTGCAAAAGCCATGATAAATACAAACAAGAATATGAAAGACACATCAAACCAGCATTTGGTGATATACCAATTGCAATGCTGGATGATATTTTGATTCAGGAATTTCAAGCAATTAAACTTTCTGATAAAAAAAGCAAAGGCAGTATAAATCAATATATCAAAGGCCTTAAAAGAATACTTAACTATGCGATAAGAAAATCAATAATTTCACACAGTCCATTCAAAGAAATAAGAATGTTCCAGGTGGATAATTCAAGACTTAGATATTTGAGTTTGAAAGAAGTGCAACTGCTTCAAGAAGAAGTTCAAGATCATCTTCTTTTGAAGTTGGTGGTGAAGATCTCATTAAGCACTGGTGCAAGAATTAACAGTGTGCTGGGTATTCAAAAAAAGCATATTGATCAAGAAAATAAAACAGTGCAGCTATATGATCATAAAAGAAAATGTTGGTATGTGGGATATTTGGATCAAGAAACATTTCACCTGGTGTGTGATCATATCCAGGAGTTTGGGATCAATGATCATGTAGTTTCAACAGATGGGAAGAAAACAAAATATGCAGATGTTTATAAGCTGCTAAGACTGATCTTTGATGAAAGATTTAACCAGGGATTAGACAAAAAAGACAGAGCAAACAGAGTTGTGATCCATACACTAAGACACACTTTTGCTTCACACTTGGCAATAGCTGGTGTGAGTATTCAAAAGATCCAAAAGTTGATGAACCACAAAGATATTAAACAAACAATGAAATATGCAAAGCTTTCACCTGATAGTGGAAGAAATGCAGTTGAAGAACTTTACAAAGGATAAAAAATGATTATAGCATGGGGAATTTTAATACCAGCAATTGTGGTATTTATTTTGGGATTAATAATAGCACCTTTTTATAATAGGGATGTTAGAAATGGAAAATATAAACCAAGTAATGATTACACAAAAGAAGATAGTAGAGGTATATTCTACTCATACATAGCAATATTATGCTGTGTTCAATATATTTGGGGCTAACTAATGTTAGTTGAATTAACTGGCCTGGATGATGTTCTTAAAACACTTCATCCAAGAGCATATCAAAAAGCACTGAACAGAACAGTGAATGATATTGGATCAAGAGTTAAAACTCAAATGACCAAGGAAGTAAGAAAAACATACAACATCAAAGCAGCTGAAATCAAAAAGTATATCAAGGTTAGTAGATCAAGATATTCAAATATGCAGTATGTGATGGATGTTAGAAGTAAGAGAAGAAATGCAATACATTTTGGTTCAAAGATCTTGAAGAAAAAAGGTTATGCAACTGTAAGGATCAAGAAAGAAAATGGAAGAAGTAAATTAAGAAATACTTTCCTTTCAAAAGATAAAAAAGCATTGCTTCATAGAGTTGGTAAAACACAAAAAATCAAAGCAGTTCAAACAGTTTCAGTTGCACAAATGTTCAATAAAAAGATTTTAAAAGAAGCAGATCAAATGGTAAAAAATGAGTTTGGAAATAAGTTAAAAAACAACTTTGATTTTTATATCGGCAAGGTTTAAAAAAAGTAGGTGAAAATTATGTATAGAAATAGGTTAGAAAATAGTATTAAATTTCCCACGGGAAAATATATCTTAATCAATTTATTTATCGTATTGCAAAGCAGTTTGAAAGTAGTAGCAAATAAAAGTAACTATATGGAATATTATTTAAAAGTAAAGCAAAGCATGAAAGCTCGTGTTAAAGGTACTTCCAGAGGGTTTTCTTTTGAGGGTACTGTCGAGCGCAAAAAAGTTCTATTTATGAGTTTTGAAACTTGGTTGTATTTTTTTAAAAACACTAATCCTAGCCTAAGTACTGGGATTACGGCTTTACACCACTTTTTACACTTGGTTGTATTTTTGATTTTCAGAGGTGTAAAATGAGTAAAAAGTATATTTCTCAATCAGAATTAGCAAGTTTATACAGCAAACCAGGTGGGTGTACTCAACAGTATATTGCAAAGCTAAAAAAGAAAAAATACTTTGATGAAGTCTTGGATAATAATGGAAAATTTTTAAGATCAAAAACACACGAATATCTTACGATCATTGAAGAGAGTAAAGATGAAACAAGAGAAGCACAAAGACAAGCAAACTCAAAAGAAGATAATGAAGATATTTCCCACGGGAAAAACAATCAAAATACAATAGCTGGATCAACTGATCTTACAAAAGAATTTGGAATGTTTGATGTTTCATATCTTGGAGCTGAAGCACAAGTTGAATTGACAGCATTACTTGAAAGTGGTGGAAAAGAAAAAAGTGCAGTTCAAAAAATACAGATCAAAGATGCTTTTATTGAGAGTAAAAGAAAAGAGCTTGAATTTAAAAAAGAACTTGGTGTGCTTATTGAACTTGAAGAAGCTGAAGCAGTTATGGAGTTGGTGGCTGCAAACATGAAAACCAAGATGTACAATGTATCACATCTATTTAAATCTAAATATCATAAAACCACAAAAGAGCAAGTTGAGTTTTTATATAAGCTTATTGATGAAGCATTTGGTGAGTTCAATAAATACGGGTTAGATGATGTAAAGGGTGAAAAAGAATGAGTTGCAAACCAAGTTTAACAGTTCAGCAAAGAAAGTTGCTGGGTTATGGTCAAGCACTTTTAAAACCTAAACCAAGATTAACTGGATCACAGTGGGCTGATACTTACTACCACTTATCACCTGAAAGTTCTGCTGCACCTGGTAAGTGGAAAACACTTCCTTATCAAGTTGAACCAATTGATTGTATGACAGATGAAACAACAGAACAAGTGACTTGGTGGAAGTCTGCAAGAATTGGATATACGAAGTGCATAAATGTTGCAGTTGCATATCATGTTCATCAAAACCCAGCTTCAATACTTCTTGCACAACCAACTGAAGATGAAGCACTTGGTTATGCTGAAGATGAAATTGAGCCAATGATCAGAGATAATGATGTTGTAGCAGATCTTATTGGTAAAACTACAAAAAAGGGAAGAAACAAAAAAGAGAAAACAGCTAAGAAAATGTATCCAGGTGGGATACTTGAATTAGTTGGTGCACACAGTCCAAGAAACTTTAGAAGAAGAACTGTAAGGGTTTTTATTGGTGATGAAATTGATGGTTGGGAACAGTCAGCTGGTAAAGAGGGTGATCAAATATCACTGGGTAAAAAAAGAACCAATGATTTTTGGAATAGAAAAATTATTCTTGGATCTTCACCAACTACTGAACACCTATCAAAAATCAAACCTGAATTCTTAAAGGGTGATCAAAGATATTATTACGTGCCTTGCCCACATTGTGGCCATAAACATAAACTGGAATTTAAAAACTTAGATATGCCAAGAACTGAAGATGGTGATCTGATTGAAGATGAAGTTGGTTTCTTTTGTCCTGATTGTGGATCAAAATATACAGAAGAACATAAAATTGAAATGATTGAAAAAGGTGAATGGATCGCAACAAAACCATTTAAAGGCCATGCAAGTTTTCATATATGGGCAGCTTATTCATATAATGCCAATAGTTCATGGGTTGCAATAGCTAAAGAGTGGTTTGAAGTTCAAGGAAATATTCAAAAATTAAAAACATTTACAAACCTGGTACTGGGTGAAACTTGGGAAGAAGAACAAGGTGATGAAATTGAAGATGATGAACTACTTGAAAGAAGAGAAGATTATACAACTTTACCAAATGAAGCAATAGTGCTTACATGTGGAGTTGATACACAAGATGATAGATTAGAGGGTGAGATCAAAGCCTGGGGAATGGATGAAGAAAGTTGGGGTGTAAAATATTTCAGAATTGAGGGCAGCCCAGGGCAAAGTAAAGTGTGGGAAGATCTTGATGATATTATCACATCTACTTACAAAAGAGAAGATGGGGTTGAACTTAGAGTGCTTTGCACTTGTATAGATAGTGGTGGTCACTTCACCAATGATGTTTATAAGTTTTGTAAAAAAAGAGAAATGAAAAGAGTATTTGCAATCAAAGGTGCAAACACTCCTGGTAAGCCAATTGTATCAAGGCCAACAACTTCAAACAAATTGAAAGTAAAGCTTTTTACTGTTGGAACTGATACTGCAAAAGAGTTGATATTTACCAGGTTACAGCTGGAAGAGTTTGGTGAGGGATATATGCACTTCAACAAAACTTATGATAAGAAATATTTCCAAATGCTAACAGCTGAAAAAGTGATCAATACATACAAGAATGGAAAAGCAGTAAGAATTTATAAACAGATCAGGGCAAGAAATGAAGCCCTTGATTACACTGTATATAATCTTGCAGCACTTAATATTTTAAATCCAAACTTCCAAAAGATCCAGGAACGATTGAAGCCAGTTGAGAAAAAAGAGATACAACAACCAAGACAAAGAAAACAATTAACAAGAAAAAAAGGGGGATTTGTAAATGGGTGGAAACAATAGAGGTAGGCCAAAAAGTGCTGATCCAAAAGTAAAATTTGATAATGTTCGATTAAAAACAACAACAATGTTTGATATAAAAATGATCGCTGAAGAACTTGGAATAAATGAAAGCACATTGGTTCAAACTATCCTAGAAAACGAAATGCCCAAGTATAAAAAACTTCTAAATTTAGAGGATTTTTAATTTTTGTCCCTTTTTTAATATGCCATTAATTTGAAATAATTCGGTCAAGAGAAAAAATAAAGGATTTATCTTGGCTACATTTGCAGAAGAAATGGTTACAAAGCTTGAAACAGTTCTACTTGGAAAAGCTTCAAATGATGTTCTTGAATATGAAGTTGGTAGCAGAAAGTTAAAGCATTATACTTTTACTGAACTTGTACAAATGAGAGATAGATTTAAAAGAGAAGTTGCAGCAGATAAAACAGCAGCTGATCTTGCAGCTGGTCTTGGTAATTCAAAAAGAAAAATTTTAACTAGGTTTTAATTGTGAAATTATTTGGATTTGAAATTAAAAGAGCAGCTAAACCACTTCCAGCAAGAAGATCATTTCATGCTGCAAATACTGGAAGCCTTTATGCTTCATGGATACCATCAAACACAACTGCTGATATTGATATAAAAAAAGATCTTAAAAGTATTCGTGCAAGAAGTCGTGAACTTATGCGAAATGATGATTATGCGATTAAGTTCAAGAGGATGGTTAAAAGAAAAGTAGTTGGGCAAAAAGGTGTAAAACTACAAAATAAAGCCAAAGATACAAATGGAAACTTAGATAAAAAAGCAAATGATTTGATTGAAGCTGCTTATAAAGAACATTGTAAAAAAGGAATGTTTGATGTAACTGGTAAATACTCACAAAAAGAGTTCTGCAAAATGGTTGTAGGAACACTTGCTGAAGATGGTGAAGTTCTTATAAGAACTGTCAAAGGCTATGATAATAAATTTAGAATTGCTTATCAACTTTTAGAAGCTGATCACCTGGATGAACAATTTAGTGATGTGGATAGAAATATTCATATGGGTATTGAATTTGATGAATGGGATAGACCTATTGCATATCATCTTTACAAAAAACATCCTGGAAACTATGGTGCGAATAGAGATACTACCAGGGAAAGAGTTCCAGCAGAACAAATCAAACATTTATTTATTCCATCAAGAATTTCTTCAACTAGAGGTGTGCCATGGATGGCCACTGCTATGACTAGATTAAAAATGACAAATGGGTATGAAGAAGCTGAACTTGTAGGCGCAAGAATTGGTGCAAGTAAAGGTGGTTTTTACACTCAAAATGCAGAGGGTGATGAATATGCTGGGGATACAACAATAAATGGAACACCAGCAAATGAAATCACACCAGGTGAATTTGAAGTGCTACCAGCTGGATGGGATTTTAAAGCTTATGATCCACAGCACCCAAATGCTTCATTTAAAGATTTTATGAAAGTTGTATTGCGTGGGATTAGTGCTGGGCTTGATGTGAGTTACAACAATCTTGCAAATGATCTTGAAAGTGTTAATTTTTCAAGTTTAAGAGAGGGTAAAAACGAGGAAAAAGAAGTATGGCAAGATCTACAAACTTGGTTAGAAGATAATCTTTTAAACGATCAATTTTCAGAGTGGCTTGAAATGGCACTTTTAACACAACAAGTTGCATTGCCTTTTTATAAATTAGAAAAATTTAATCAACCAACTTGGTTACATAGAGGATTTGCCTGGGTAGATCCATACAAAGATGGATTATTGAATGTTTTATTAAATAAAGAGGGATTAAGAAGTCATACAAAAATACTTGCAGATGTTGGTGAAGATATTGAAGAGGTTTATGCAGAACTTCAAAAAGAAGTAGAACTTAGAAAAAAATATGGGATTGAAACAATGAGCCATGCAGAAATAGCAAAAATCATTACTGAAACAATACAGTTTGAAGAAAGTGAGGATGGAAATGAAGAAAAAAATTGAATTAAGAGAAGAGATAAGGAATGTCCTGGGATCTGAAAAATTTTACAGAACTTTTGACATTGAAAAGATTGATACTGAAAACAGAACAGTGGAGCTGAGTTTTTCAAGTGAAGATCCTTATGAAAGATGGTGGGGTATTGAGATCCTAAGCCATGAAAATGGTGCAATTGATTTTTCAAGGTTAAAAAATTCAGCTCCATTGTTAGCAGAACATAATCGGGATGTACAAATAGGTGTTGTGGAAGATGCCTGGGTTGAGAATGCAAAGGGGCGTTCAAAAGTCCGATTTAGTAAAAACTCTGAAAAGGGAAAAGAGTATTTTGCTGATGTGGAAGATGGTATTAGAAAAAATGTAAGTGTAGGGTATGAGATCTTAGAAATGGTTCTAACTTCTGAAAAAGATGGAATGGAAACTTATACAGTTACAAAGTGGTTGCCTTTTGAAATTTCAATGGTTTCAATTCCAGCTGATCAAACAGTTGGAGTGGGTAGAAGTAAAGAAGAAAAAATTAAAAATCAAAATGAAGAGGGAAAAAGTATGACTGAAGAAGAAAAAAAAGCATTAAGATTAAAAGAACAAAAAGCTGCAAGAGAAGCTGAAAAAGCAAGAGTTAGAGAAATTGGTGCAATTGGTGCAAAATACAATATGTCAGATTTAGCAACTAAAGCAATTGATGATGATAAAACAGTTGATCAGTTCAGAGCTGAAGTATTAGAAAAAATGGATATTGCAAAACCAATCAATTCAAAATCAGCTGATGTTGATATGCCTGAAGAAGAGATCAAAGCTTATTCATTTTCAAGAGCAATTGCAGCTGCAATCACTGGTGACTGGTCAAAAGCACAAATTGAGAAAAAAGCAAGTGACGCAGTAGCTAAAAAAATGGGGAAAGATAGTAGAGGTTTCTTTATTCCACCACAAGTGTTAAAAAGAGATTTAACTACAACAACAAATGGTGGTAGTTCTATTATTCAAACAACAAACGGTGGTGCTTCATTTATTGACATGTTAAGAGAAGAATTACTTCTTGCAAAACTTGGTGGTACTGTATTAAGTGGAATGGTTGGTAATGTTTCAATTCCTAAACAAAATGGTGCAACTACTGCTTACTGGATCACAGAGGGTGGAACTATAACAAAAAGTGATATTGGATTAACAACACTTGATCTTACACCAAAAACTGTTAGTGGTAAAACTGCGTATTCAAGACAAATGTTATTACAGGGCAATCCTGATGTAGAAAGCTTAGTTATGAGAGATCTTGCAAGAACTATTGCACTTGCAATTGATAAAGCTGCATTTAGTGGATCAGGTGCAAGTGGTGAACCATTAGGTTTAATTAATACAACTGGTGTAAATGCAATTGATTGTTCAACAGCTGCTGGTGGTTTAGATTTTGCAAAAGTTGTTGATTTTGAAACACAAGTTGCAATAGATAATGCAGACGCAGAAACAATGTTCTATGCTGCTGGTGCTTCAGTTACTGGAATATTAAAAACAAAAGCTGTTGAAGATGGTCAAACTGAAAAACTATTAATGAATGGTGAAGTAAATGGTTATAAACATAAAAGATCAAATCAAGTTGGTGCAAACACAATGATCTTTGGTGACTTTAGCCAAATTATTACAGCACTATGGGGTGGGTTAGATATTTTACTTGATCAGTATTCAGAAGCTGATAGTGGTTCAGTTGTGATCAGAGCATTCCAAAGTGTTGATGTAGGTGTTAGACAAACTGGTGCGTTTAGTGTATCAACAAATATTAATCAATAAGAGGGGCTAGAGAATGAGTAAAGATTTAGTAAAAGTGATGATCCTTTCATCAATTTTTGTAAGAGGTGAAATGTTTAAAAAAGGTGATGTTGTTGAAGTAAATAAAAGAGAAGCAACAGAACTTATTTCAAGAGGTAAAGCAACTGAAGATATTGAAGTTGATGTTGGTATTGAGGGAATTTCATTTAATGAAATGACACTTGCTGAACTTGCAGAAGTGAATTACAAGGAACTTAACAAAGATCCTTTAATTGAGTATGCAACAGCTTGTGGCCTTGAAATTGGTGATGAAAACAAAAAAGAAATCTATGCGTTAATTGAAACAGTAGATTTTGAAGCTGATGAAGAGTAAATAAATGGCATTAGAAGGGATGATGGAAGCTGATCTTGCTGCATGTGGTGAGTTTGGTGGAACACTAACACATACTTTGGATCTAGTTGAAGAACAACTTGAATATTTATACTTTGATGAAGAAACAGAAGTTATTCTTGAAAAGGGTGAATATGAGGGTGCAACTGCACTTGTTCCAATGGTTGTTATGCAAACAAGTGTAGCAGCCGGTGTTGGTAAAAAATCTCTTTTAACAATTGATGGTGAAGTATTTGGTGTAATTTATCCTGATAAACAAAATGATGGAACAACTAAGATCTATTTAGAAAGAGAATAAATGATTAGACAAAAAATTGTAGATACGATCATTGAAAAGCTGAAAACCATTTCAGCTGCAAATGGATTTTACAGTGAAGCTGGTGCAAATGTTTTTGAGTGGTTAGAAAAGCCACTTGGCAAAGATGAATATCCAGCAATCGTTGTGAGAGATCCAGCAGATAACACAACTGATGATTACACTATCACAAATCATGTTCTAAAGATTGAAGTTGATATTGCAGTAAGTGGTAAAAACACTCCCTGGAATATGAGAGAAGTTACAAGTGATGTGATCAAGGCTTTTTCTTTGGTGGAAGAAGAGTTAAATTATCAGTGCAAGTGCAATGGTAGTGAGTTTATCACAGAACAAAAAGAGACAACTTATGGTGGTGTTAGAGTTGAATTTGATGTGATGTATCAATCAAGAAGATGGGAACAGTAAATGAGTTTTGCAGAACTAAAAAGACTTATTGACAACCTGGTGAACTTTGGAACTATAAGTGAAACAAAAAGTGCTGATGGTAAAGCATTGGCAAGGGTAAAGATCGCAGATCGTGAAACTGATTTTTTACCAATTAATTCATTTTCAAATAGTTTTAAAAAGCACTTTATACCAGCAAGAGTTGGTGAACAAGTTGTTGTGATCAGTCCTTTTGGTGAAGCAAATGGTGGTTTTATTTTAAGATCTATTTTTAATAAATCTTCTAAAGAGCCAAGTGGATCAAATGATCACACGGAAGTTATAGAATATGAAGATGGTACACGATTTTCTTATGATACACAAGCAAAGGTTTTAACAGTTGATTGTGTTGGTGATATAAACATCAAAGCTGGTGGAAATATCAATTTTGAAGCTGGTGGGGTTATTGATCTTACTGGTTCAAGAATAGATTTTAATCAAGGATAAGCAATGCCAGGAATATGTAGAGTTGGTGTGGATAGTGCTGGTGGTGTTATTCTTGGTGGTGGTCAAAATTTTGTTTATGCAAATGGGGCTTTAGTTGCAGTTGATGGTGATCCAGTTGCACCACATGGAGTTGCACCACATGCAGCACCAGTTATGATTGCTGGATCAAAGAATGTTTTTATAAATGGAATTGCTGTTTGTAATGCTGGTGATTTTGCGACATGTGGCCATGCAGCAAGTGGTTCATCAAATGTAAATGTAGGTGATTAGAGTGTATGCAGTAAGTATTGGAAAAAGCATTAATAGGATTTTAAAAACTCCATTAGTTACAAGAGCCATGCGACCTGAATTTGGATCAAGGCTTTATGAACTAAGAGATCGTGAGTTCAATGATGAATATAAACTTTTAGCAACTAGATACACATATGAAGCTATTAAGAAGTATGAACCAAGGGTGAAAGTTGAAAAGGTTAATTTTAAACTTGATCCAGTAAGTGGTGTTGTAACTTTGGTTATTACATTGACAAATGGTGAGATTGTAGAGGTTAAAAATGATTAATTTAAAGAGTTTGCCAAAACCAAAAGTTTTACAAGAACTAGACTATGAAGCAATACTTGAACAAAATATTGCAAACTTCAAAAGCAAGTATGGTGAAGATTGGCAACCACTTGAAAGTGATGATTTTAAGATGATGTTAGAAGCCTTTGCATATAGAGAACTTGCATTAAGATCAGAGTTCAATGAGTTGGCAAAAGCTTTTTTCTTATCAACAGCAGAAGATGAAGATCTTGAAAACTATGCAACTTTTTATAATGTTGAAAAGCTTTTAGGATCATACCCTTATGCACCTTATGAATTTAAGATAAGTGAAGCATTAGCCCAGGATGTAACTGTACCAGTTGATTTAGTTCTAACAGATTTAACAAGTACATATGAAGCAAAACTTCTTGAAGATGTAGTGATTGCAGCTGGTGAAACAATTGGAACTGGAACTGTTGAACTACAACTTGAAACATCATCAAGTGAAGTAAAAACAGAGGTTATCACTACCCCACTTCCATTTGTTGTTACAGCTACATCAAAAGCTGCATTTATGAATGGATCAGATGTAGAGAGCAATGAAGAGTTTAGATCAAGAATACTTTTAAGTATGGCAGATAAATCAACTGCTGGATCTGAAGAAACTTATCTAAGCTTTGCATATAAAGCTGATGAAAGAATTGAAGATGTTGCAGTTCTAAGTTCTACACCTGGAACAGTTGAAGTTTATTATTACAGTGCAAAAGCTGATGATCTTATGCAAACTAGAATAGAAACACAGCTTAATGCAAAAGAGGTAAGACCTTTGACGGATACAGTTGTGATAAACAAAGCAACTGAAGTTGCATACAGTGTAACTGCTGAACTGAAAATCTTACCAGGTCAAGAAACTGCAACTGTTTTTACAAATGCAAAAGAGAGTTTAACAGCTGGACTTGAAGAACTTAAAAAGATCGGAACTGATATTACACTAAGTGAGATCAATGATTTCCTAAGAGTACCAGGAGTGAAAGAAGCAGTGATAAGTTTTCCCACGGGAAATTTAGAGATAGCAGCAAATGAAATAGGAATATGTAGTGAAACAACAATCACTTATACCATCATTTGAAGCTGATGGTTTACATCAAGTTGATCTAGTTGCAGCAGATGTGACAGATAATATATCTGATGAACACCAGGTGATCAAAGGACTTGCAAACCCTCTTATATGTAGTGAAAAGTTTTTGCCTTTTTTAGCTTATAGCTTCAAGGTTGATTTTTGGGATGAAGAGTTAAAAGAGCAAGAGAAAAGAGAGTTGATCCAACAATCTATTTTGCTACATAGATACAAGGGAACAATTTGGTGTATTGAAGAGATCTTAAAACTTCTTAATCTTGCAAGTGATGAAGAACCAGCAAATATCAAAGAGGGGCTTAGTATCAAATATGATGGTAAGCACAAATACAATGGGATCTATACACACGGGGATGAAACAAAGTGGCCTTTTTATGTAATAAGTTTGGCAAAACCAGTTTCAACAAAAAGAGCGCAGTTTGCAAAAAAGATTATTGATCAATATGCACCAAAGAGATCAAGACTTTACGCAATCACATATAACCAATTGAACAGATATGACGGGAACATCAAATATGATGGAACATTTACATATGGAGTAGTAGGAGCAGATAAATTATGAGTGATTTAATAGAAAAATCAGAGTTTACAGCTGGTATATATCAGATAGAAACAAATGATGATGTACTTGGTGGTGAAAATGGAATTGCAAATGCACAAGCCAAAGCCTTAGCAAATAGAACACTATGGCTTAAAACACAAGTTGCATTAAAAGCTTTATTAAATGGTAGTGCAACTGAAAAGTTTAAAGTAGCAGATGCAACAGCAGATGATGAAGCAGTTTCAAAATCACAAATGGAAAATGCTTTAAGTGTAACTTCTCTTGCTGCTAAAACTGCTCTAGCAGATGCAGATGAATTTGTAATATCAGATAGTAAAGATACTAATAATCGCAAAAAGACTTCATGGTCTAATATTAAAACAAAGATAAGAGGTTATCTATTAACAGGATACAGTGCAAACTTTACAAGAGCAAAAGGGCATTTAAGACTTCCTGATATGTTTGGGAATTTTACAATTAATTGGGGGAGTTTAACGGTCAATGCAAGTGTAGAAACATATATAAATCTCGACCTTGCTTATGATACTGTTCATCTTATAGCTTTATGTTCTTCAGGTGGTGATGTCTTGGGTACACATGACGCTCAAATTGAAATAGCAGGAAAAACACAAGTTCTTTTAGGAACTACACAGCAAGAAATAGTTAGCTGGTTTTCAATAGGTAAATAGGAGAAAAATAAATGAGTTACTTTATAGATTTAAATGAAAATAGTGAAGTAGTAGGATTATATAAATCAGTAAATAAAAATATTCCTAATACAGTTGTAGAAGTAGATGAAGAGACATATAAAAAAGTATCAGAGGAAAATCTAAATTACTATGATACAGAAACAAAAACTTTTTCTAAAAAAGATTTAAGAACTTTAAATGAATTGAAAACTTCAAAAATATCATCTATCAACACATCATGTGAAACTACAATCACAAGTGGCTTTCCATCTTCTGCTCTTGGATCAGGATATATCTATCCATCACAAAGAGATGATCAACTTAACTTACAAGGGTTAATCATTGATGGTTCAGATGATTTTTTCAAGTGTAAAGTTGCAGCAGATGAAAATGCAGAATGGGAACTAAAGCCACATACTATTGATCAGTTGATCATAGTTGGTAAAGCTTTAAAATCTCATGTTAAAACAAACACTGCAAGAGCATATGAACTTAAAGCACAGATCAATGCAGCAGCAACAATTGAAGAACTTGATGGGATTAACTGGTAATGGTTAATTTCATTTTATTTATCTTAGGTGTTATTGGAATAGTTATTTTTGGAACAATTGTTTTTTTAGTACAAATTGTAAGAAAACCATTTAAAAATGAGAGTTTAAAAAAATACTTTCTAGCTTTAGCAATTGGGCTTGATCAATTAGGTGGATCAATAATCTATGGCTTGGAAGATTGGTGCATAAGTAGTGTGGCTTATTATGACGCTGAACATGGGAAGAATGTTTGGTTTATGAGGTTGATTAACTTCTTATTTAATGATAAAGAACATTGTAAAAAGAGTTATGAAAATGAATTTAAAAAACTTGGTGTAAAGCCAATAAGATAAGGGGAAAAGATGAATTTAGACTTTGGTATTAATGGAAGTTTTGGTGTACAAGCTGCAAGACCAATTACAGTTAGTAGTTCAACACCAATTGGAATTGTTGCAACAGCAGATAGTGGTGCAACTGGGCTGATGAAGTTTAACAATGCTGATGAGGGTTTGACTTATATTTCTGATAACAACATCACAAGTGGAACACTTGAAAATGCTTTAACTGGAATTAGTTTACAAGGTGTGAACTGCCCACTAGTTGTTCATGTATCAACTGAAGATGTTGATGAAGCAGTAAATAAAACAAATGTATTGGCAGCACTTGATGTGATCAAACAAGCTGATCCAATCACTGGGATTGATCTTAAAAATGGTTTGATCATAGTTCCTGAATATTCAGCTGATGTTGAAGTTGCTGCAAAGCTTGATAGTATCTCTACAAAGATGTGGACTACTGGATTAACTGATGATTTTTCAGCTGATGAAGCTGGGTTTAAAACATACATGGAAAACTTTGGATCTAAGTATCTTTTACATTGTACTGGAAGATACAATGCAGATGGTAAGTTAATCCCTATGAGTGCAATTATGGCTGGGGTTATTGCATACCATGATGGGAACACTGCTTTTGGTTGGGCAAAAAACCATTCAAACAGAATTGCAAAGGGTGTTGCTGGTACTGAAAGAGTTATTGAATACTTTGATGGATCTGATTGTGAAGCAAGAAGATTAAGACAAGATGGTGGATGTATGATTGTTAAAGATGTAGGTTGGAGAACTTACGGATTTGAAACAAGAGATATTGATCCAATTTGGCAATCACTTGACAGAGTAAGAACATTCCACAGACTTTTAGCAGCTATTCTTGAAGCAAACAAATGGGCAAGAGATAGAGAAGCAGATCAGCTTATTTGGGTTAGAAAATCAGTTGTTGAGTTTATGAATGAGTTAAAAGGGAATGGAGTTGTTATCGGTTTTGATGTGTACTTTGATCCTGAAAAGAATACAAAAGCAACTGTAACAGCTGGTAAATTTTATTTAACAATCCTGGTGCAAGATATGCCAAGTATCAGAGAACTAAATATTGAGTTAGTTTACAGTGATCAATGGGGTGAAACTCTAATCAATTATATTAATGGTGAGGAAGCATAAAGATGAAATATCCACAAAATCTAACATATATAAACACTTTTGTTGATGGTATTGGCCATCTAGGTACAAGTAAAAAGGTGAGTTTGCCAAAGATCGAACAGATCAGAGAAACAATCACAGCTGGTGGTTTTGAAAGATCTGTTGATACAGGTGTACTTAAAGAGATTGAAGCAGAATTTGTTCTTAACGAATTTTCACCAATCGTGTTCACTGCAATGGCAGCTGCTGCAAAAACAGCAAATGGAATTTCTATTGTAACAAAAGGATCTATTTTCCAAAGTGGATCAAGGGTTTCAGTTGTTGCAACATTCCAGGGATCAGTAGATGTTGATGATGGTGATCTTGAACCAGGTAAACAACTTGAAAGAAAAATATCTATGAAACCAAATAGATATATTCTTGAAATTGGTGGTAAGGAAGTGATCATGCTTGATACTATAAACATGATCGCAAAGATTGATGGTGTTGATATTTTAGAAGATCTTAGATCTCATATTCAGTAAGGAAGTAAAAGATGGGAAATACAGTAAAAGTTAAAGTTGGTGAAAAAGAAGTTGAGATGAGAGAACCAAAAGTAAGAGATATGAGAGTTGTGGGAAATCACCAAAGCCAAGGAGAACTAGAAGTGCATTTGATCGCAAATCTTACTGGGCTTACAGTTGAAGAACTTGATGATCTTACAATGAAAGAATATGCACCTTTACAAAAGGCTTTAATGGGTTTTCAATCTTAGAATATGATCATATTTTGCAAGGTATGGCCTTGATAGGTTCTACTTTGCATTTTGGTTATGTTGATATGCTTGAAATGTATTTAAATGATTTTATTTATTTTGTAGAGAGCGCAAATAAGATTGTCGAACAAGACCAATAAACCCTAAAGTAAAAATGGCAGTTATCGTGTAAAGACTGTATGCAATATTTTCACTAAGTATTGCAACAGTTACACCAGCAATAACAGTAATAAGAAATAAACCTATAAAAGCTTTTATTGAATATATAAGATCTTTCATAGTTTTATTTTATCAGAAAATTAAGGAAAAGGCTAGATATGGAAAAGATGTTGGCATTGGGGGTTGTTTTATCTGCATATGATCAGTTATCACCAGCACTTGGTAAAGCAACTGAAAAGATCAATAAGTTTGATAAACAGATCACTGCACTTGGTGGAAGTATGGCCAAGTATGGAACTATGTCACTTGCTGCTGGAACTGCAATAAGTTCAGGTATTGGATCAGCAGTTACAAGTTACCAGGATCTAGCAGCAGCACAAGGTGATATAGCTTCACTTGGAATTGGTGAAAGTGGTATTGCAAAAATCACAAAAGAAGCAAGAGCCTTTTCAAATGAATTTGCTGGAACAACTGCACCTGATTTTGTAAGGGCTTCATATGATATTAAATCAGGTATATCAAGCCTAAGTGATGAGGGTGTTGCAAAGTTCACAAGACTTGCTGCAATGACTGGTGCTGCAACTAAATCAAGCACTGAAGAAATGACAAAGATGTTTGCACTAGGGCATGGAATATTCAAACAACAAAATGAAACAGATTTTGAGTTTGGGAATAGAATGTCAGCACAAGTTGGTTTAGCAGTAAAAGCATTTAGAACAGAGGGATCAGATCTTATTGCTGGTATTTCAAATATTGGTGCAATGGCAAACAAAATGGGTGTATCTTTAAGTGAAGAACTTGCAATCATTGGTAACTCAAAAGGTGCATTTGATAGTGCAAGTGAAGCTGCAACTGGATATAGGGCATTTTTACAAGGTGTTGGATCAGCACAAGAAGAACTAGGCTTACAGTTCACAGATAGTGAGGGCAAAATGCTGCCAATGGTTCAGATCCTGGAACAGTTAAAAGAAAAGTATGGTGATACTCTTCAAACAGTAGAAGTGCAAGATGAAATAAGAAAAGCATTTGGATCAGGCGAAGCAGTTAAAACAATAAATGGATTAATTGATAAAACTGATCAGCTAAGACAATCACAAATAGAACTGAACAATGCAACCCTTGACAATGTTGAAGCAATGGCCAAAGCAAGGAATAAAGGTAGAGAGTTTGAAGTTTTAAACCAAAAACTGGGAAATGCCACAGCAACAATTGGAAAACTATTTGCACCAGCTGCTTATAAACTTGGTGAAGCAATTGGATCAATTGCAAATTCAGTTAGCACCTGGATAGATGATAATGAGGGATTGGCAGAAACACTTGGCTGGGTTATTGCTGGTACTGCTGGAGTTTTAACAGTTGTTGGAACACTTGGGATCACAGTGGGTGGTTTTTTAATGGTTCTTCCAACACTTACAGCTGGACTTAAAGCAGTACAAATTGGATTTATGACACTTGGTAGGGTTATGCTTATGAACCCTATTGGATTAATTGTAACTGGAATTGCAGTTGCTGCAACCATGATTTATACTTATTGGGAACCGATAAAAGGTTTTTTCTCTAATTTATGGAGTGGTGTTAAAAGTACATTTTCAAATGGCTGGGATTTTATAAAAAAAGTTTTTGGATATTCGCCAATAGGTATGGTGATGAAATCTTATGGGAAAATTTTTAATTGGCTTAGTTCTAAGTTTGAGTGGTTTGGAAATGCAGTTAAAAAAATGAGAGGATTGGGATCATCTATTAAAAGCTTTTTTGGTTTTGGATCAGATGATAAAAAGGTAGCAGCTACAACACCAAGAGCAATGAAGATCAACAAACCAGTTGCACAAAATGTTGCACAAACAAATCATATAAAAGTAAATGTAAATAATCCAGGTTCAAATGTAGATGTTGAAAAAGCAATTGTAAGTGCCATGAATAAAGGTGGTGCAGATCGTGGTTTGAGTGATGAAGATATATAAATATATTTTTGTCCCTTTTAAATGATCCAGGGTTTTAAATAAAATCCATGAAAAGATTATAGGAGTTTATTTTGTTAGCTTTAATTGGTGATTTTAAATTTGATATAAATACCACAAACTTTGAAAAGCTTAAACGATCAATTTCTTTTGGTTTTGTAAAACATACAAGAGTGGGGAACTTTGATAGTTACCAGGCAATTGGTGAATATGAAGAAAAGATTGATATTGAGGGAACTTTAATTGCTAAGAGCCAAAAGCAGCTAAGAGATTTTGAACTTCTTGGAAGAAAAAAAGAACCAGTTACTTTGGTTCTTCCTGATGGAACTGCAAAGACTATTATTATCATGGATCTTGAAGAAGATAAAAGCAGCTTTTTAAGAAGTGGTGAGTTTTTAAAACAAGTATATAAAACATCACTTCAAGTTGTAGAGGATAATAATCAATGAAAACATATACAGCACAAAATGGTGATAGGTTAGATCAGATTGTTTTCAAAGAGTATGGGTCACTTAAAGTGTTTGAAAAAGTGGTTGAAGCAAATCCAAAATTAAAAAATAGAACTATTTTACAAGATGGTGAAGTGATCAATTTACCAGTAGTTACAATTGAAAAAACAAAGATCAATGAGGTTAAAACACTATGGTAAAAAACCCAGGCTTTATGATCCTGGCAAATGGTAAGGATGTGACTGCTACAATCCAAAAAAATCTTAAATCTTTAAGTTTCCATGATGAAGTAAATGAAAAAGCAGATGAACTAAACATTAAAGTTGGTGGTGAATTTGCACGACCAGCTTACCAAGATGAATTGAAACTTTATCTAGGATATGAACAGCCATATACTTACATGGGATCGTTCTTGGTACAAACTACAACAAGAGATAATAAACATGTTTTAAGTATCAGTGCTACTGGTGTGAACTTTACAAATACACTTAAAGAAAAAAGAGATCTTACATATGAAAAAATATCTGTAAAAGATATATGCAAACAAGTTGCTGCAAGAAGTGGCATAAAACTTAAAAGTGATTTTGATGATGTGTTTGTTGTAAGCCAGGCACAGAGCAATGAAAGTGATCTACACTTTTTAAATAGATTGGCCAAAGAATACAATGCAATATTCAATATCAAAAATAATACCTTGATCTTCACTCAAAAGATTAAAGATGAAAAGAAAAATGATGATCTTCCAGAATACACAATCAATGCAGATAATTGTGTTTCATATTCAATAAAACATTCAAATAAAACACTTTATAAATCATGCAAATCAACCTGGCATGATACAAAAGAAAATAAAACACAATCAATCACAGTTGGAAGTGGTGAACCAGTTCTGATGAATAAAGGCAATTTCAAAAATGCAGCTGAAGCAAAAGCAAAAGCAGCAGCCAAACTTCAAAGAGCGAACCAAGGACTTGTAAGTGGATCTTTATCAATTGAGGGTAAAGAAATCTTTGCTGGTGGTAAATTAAACCTGGTGAACACACTTGAAGATGATGGTGAATATCAGATCAAGACTGTTGAACATACATTTGATCAGAATGGTTGGATGATAAATATTAATTTTGAAAGGTAATAAATAGATGATTGATTTAAAAACTTTATGGATCTTTGCAATAGGTGTGTTTTTATCAGCACTCTTTTTTATAGAAGAAGCATTGACAAATGAAGAAGAAAAAGAAGTAAACATATGGAAGCTGGTGATCCTTGTGATCATAAACTCAATTCTTGGTGGGTTTATCATGGTGACAGTTTTTTATTTACTTGAACAATATTATCCACTTTGGAATATGTGGATAAAAGTTGGATTAGCTGGTGGTGTTGCAACTATGGGTAAAGATGGCATAAAGATGTTTCATAAGTATATTAAAGTGAAAGGGAAAATAAATGCTTAGTTTAACTATCTTACAAATAACTGCACCATTATGCCTGGTGTTTTCACTTAGAAGAAAAATGTATAAAACAAACTTTGTTGGTTTTATTGTGATCTTGTCTGTTTGTGCATTTTTATTAATTGCAAACTTTGTGAGTGATTGGGAAAATATTCATTACATCTTGATCACTTTACTTTTATTGTGGATCGTGACTTATAACACATATAAGCATTATAAAAATTGGAAGTGTACATGTTAG